AGTACCAAAGGTAAAACTATCAAGTAAGTCACTAATACTTAAATCACCATTTTGAAAAGATTTATTCTCAAGCATAGTGAATTGTGCTAGATAGGCAGAAATATACTGGCTACTGAGATAACTATACCTACCAATTTCATGTACAACATTATCATTAAAAGCGGTTGTTTCGCCGCTAGGGGTATCTGTGTTGTCAGACAAATCGGTAACTTCAATGCCATTCACAAATAATCTAATTCTATCACCGGCGGCAATGCCGCTACCTGAATCAAAACTAACACAAATATGATACCACCCAACATCTTTGTACTGAGCACTGCTTGTTTTTCTTGCAGTTGGACTACCTTGATAAACTGCAAAATCAAGATGGTCTAGGTCGTCAAATCTAATCCAAGTTAAATTTCCAAGAGCAGTCCCAGCACTAAAAATATTTTGTGCTACTGTTTGTACAGGATAAATTTTATTTCGCTGCACCCAACAAGAAACTATCCAACGAGTTGTTGTACCTGCACTAGATGGTGTTCTATTAAGATAGTCAGCACTACCGTCTATCCAAACAGAATTACCAATCAGCGTTGGGTCAAATGGTGTTACCCCACCACCCTGACCTGCAGCACCTAAAAGAAGATTATTATTAAATACCATTTATGAATATGCCTTTGTTACTAAACCGTGAACATCTGTAGATGTATGTACAATATAGTCTAACCTATCTACTGCATTGATAGAAGTAGAAATAACAGGAGCAGTACCATCAGGAAAACCCCAGTTTGATCCAAAGGCAAGTGTTCTTGATCCTGTACCGTCCTGTACAATAAAGATGCTTCCTACCTGACCTGCAACACAATTGGTTGGGTTTTCTAATGTTCTGTTACCTGCCAGTGTAATTGCAAAGTTCTGTCCTGTATTAAAGTCAACTGCGATACTTGCTGCATCTGTAAGACTTACAATGTCTGCTACAGCAGCAGTACCAATGCGAAGTTCTTTTCCTAGAAGCGCATCTACTCCAATAGCAACTGCACTTACATAAAAGTCTGTACCGCTTACTGTACCAGTTAGTGTACCACCAGCAAGAGGTAAATGGTTTGCAATGCTTGTTGCTAATGTTGCTGAAAGTGCTGTAATTGCTGAGTTGCTGTTCCCAATACTTGTAGCTAGTGTAGCAGATAAGTTTGTAATAACTGTATTAACACTGGTTATTGCCGCAGCATTTGCAGCAATGCTAGTATTACTATTATTAATACTTGTTGCCATTGTAGCAGATAAAGCAGTAATAACTGAGTTAATGCTTGTGATAGCAGCAGTTCTATTATCAATACTTGTAGCTAGTGTAGCAGATAAGTTTGTAATAACTGTGTTAACACTTGTAACAGCAGAGTTAGTATTTGAAATGCTTGTAGCTAGTGCAGCAGATACTGTTGCAAGTTCAGCACTTGTTGCAAAATCAAGATTATCAACTACAGTATTAATGCTTGTAATAGCTGCAGCATTAACTGAAGTAAGTGCTGAAACATTTGCAACTACAGTATTAATACTGGTAATTGAATCAAGGTTTGCCTGTGTTAATGCTGATACTGCAGCAACTTCAGTTACATTAGCTGCCGATACTCCTGCTATTAAAAGCTCATCTGCATCAATGTTTGTTGCACTTAAAGTTCCAAACAATGCTGATCCTGTTGCGACGATAGCAGTACTAACTGAAACTGTACCAAAGTTTTGATCAGCAGAAACAAAGATTGTACCACTTACAGGTATGGAACTTGATACTGCGCCATCAACTGTAATCTTAATACCAGTACCTGCTTCAACAAACTTAACAGTACCCCCTTCAGCAGAAGGAACATTTATAAGACCTGAACCATCACCTACAAAGAATCCTGCGCTAACAATACTATTAAATGTAGCAATAGAAGCAGATACTTTAGCAACATTAATTGTTGTATCTTCTAAACTTACAGCAATAGTAGGATTACCTGCAGTACCATCTGCATTACTTATTGTTATTCCAGCACCAGCTGTTAAAGTTCTGCCTAAAGCAGAACCAGCATTCATAGCAACTATGCCGGTAATACCCGTAAGATCAGTAATGGCATTTAAAGCAGATGCATCAGCAGTTAAGTTAACACCGTTTAGTGCAAATGTCCCATTAACATTAACAGTAGAATTACTTAACTGTAAAGCAGTATTTGAACCATTACCATCTTGAACAGTCTGTAATGCAACAGATACCCCAGTATTATTTGATCCTATCTGCAATAACTGCTTATAGGAATTAGCAATTTGTTTTCCAGTTAATGTAGCCATTAAATCATATTCCAATCTTGGTTTGTGTCTTCCCAATCAGACGTAGCAGATTCCCATAAACTATTTCTCTCAGCTATAGAGGCAGGTCTTGCATCTCTAACTCTTTCATCATCCTTTACATTAGGTGTCTTATTTTGTGGATGATTTTTTAAATCGTAAGACCCTTCATAATCTGTAGGGCATACCATCAAACCGTAACTATTCTTTTTTAAAACTCTATGCGGATATTGAAATCCACATATATCACATATTGCTATAGCTCTTTTATCGGTAGCCATTAAACTGCTCTAAGCTTAGGCTTAAAAAAGATACTAGCACGTTCAGAGTCTTCTGTCAAGGCCCTTTCTAATAATTCCTCATAATTTTGTTTAAGAAATGTAATCTTACCAGCATCAACACCGGGACGTTTAATAGACATATAAAAAGCTAGACCAGCAGATAAACAAGGCAAGAACCTTTTTGGAACATCTGCATTCTGTCCAGCTGATTTATTAATATCTTGTAACTCACTAATCTTTTCAACTTTTAAAACATCAGTTGAGTTTTCTGGTATAGGCCAAATAAACAGAGTTGGATTGTCTCTGTTTCTTTTAATAGAATATTGAGTAGCTCTACCTGTTTGACCCTTCTGTGGTATCTGCAAATATTCTTCATATGAAATTCTTGTTAAAGGTAAATCAGTATTATCTCTGTTTACAATTACTTGAAGAGCATCAATGGTTGAATCACTTAACTCATAAGAAGACACACTAGCAGTAACAGTAATTGCAGAGGCTTCTGTTGACCAAAGTAGAATACCTCTGTTCTGCCAGTCTTTAAGCATTAGATTAAGAGAACGTCTTGCAGAAGCTGGCTCATGCCCAAGCGTCTGCTCACCACCAATCATCTCTGTGGCCTCTTGGATTACGTCATCAATTTCTAATGAAAAATTAAATGTACCACTTGTAGCCATTTACTATTTCCTTTTAATTCTTTTCTTAGACTTTTTCTTTTGAGGAGGTTTAGATATCTGTTGAGATATTTTTGATCTGTTAATAGCCATTAACATTTCCACCTTTTTCTAGCTTGACGTAATCTAGAGTTAGGATTTTTAGCAGCTTTGGGAAACTGCTTCATTTGTCCTGCAGACCTAGCACAATAACTTTTTCTGCGTGCGGCTCGTTTACCTGTAGGATTAGATTCAGTTACAGCAGTCTGTAATTTACTACCGGGATTTTCTCTGCGGTATTTAGCCACACCCTTTTCAGTCATACCTGCGCCTTGCTTAGTGGGACGCTTTTGTCCCCCACTAATAGTATGACCCTTCATTCCCTTACCAGTGCTTTTTCTTTTTGTAGCCACAGAGCCGCCCTTCTTTCGATAAACTTTAGTTTTTTTAGCAACAGTCTTAGGTTGGGCCACAAACTGTTTACCTTGTTTAGTTCCTTTTCTTTTCGCAGCAGTTGTAGCAGCATACTCAGACGAAGAGAGAGATTTGATTGCTTTCTCTGGTAGATATCTTTCCCCCGTAGCCTTTGGACCTTGTGTAGATGGTTTGCCCGATTTCGTTCTCCACTTTTGCTTTGTCCAGTTCTTTAGGCTTTTCTGTGACTTTGCAAGTGCCATTAGCTTTTATATCCCCCACCCTTTTTCTTATATTGTTGCGCCAGCATCTGTGCTTTTCTAGCTGACCACTGACCGGGTTTACCGCCCTTACTGCCCGACTTAATTGATTCAAATAATCTTTTACGCATAGCTGGTTTTGTATAATTACCTGCCTCATTAACTCTGGACTTCGTAACAGTTCCACCACTTTTCTTTCCTCGTATAGTTTTAAGATCAGCAGCAGTAATTTTATTTCTAGGTGCTGCAACCCTTGCTAACTTTTTTTGTTTAGGGCTGTACTTAGAAAAAGGCATTATACCTGACCACCAGATTTATAGCCATACATCACACCTTTATTACCTATCATACCGCCACCTCGTCTATAAGTAACTTTACCACCATACTTGCGCTCTTCTGGTCTACTTTTAAATTCTTTTGGACCGCCACTTCTTTTGCCTTCTTTATTTTTCTGCCTAACAAATTCTTTAGCACCAAGTTCTTTTCGAGCTTCAATTTCTCTAGCTTGTTTAGTCATTCCCCTAGCTTTTAAATTGTTAATAGCTTGTCTTTCTTGTTGTGGTGTAGGTTTAAAACCTTCTCTCATTTCACCTGTTTGATAAAAATGAGTTAAATCTTCTTCAGCTTTTTTAGCTGCAGATACTTTCTTTTGAGCAGCAGATTTAGCAAGTTTAGATTTTATATTTCTTCCCGCTTGCCTATCAGCAGCTTCTTCATCAGCTTTTCTCATATTATCAAGTTGAGTTTTTTCTTTAGCTGTAAGTTTATTTTGTCTTTCTAATTTTTCTAATTGAACTTTTATTTTAGCTCTTTCTCTTCCACCACCAACTGCAGATTGATCAGTTAAAAAATTTGCACCACTTTCTGACCCTTTAGTTATTTTTTCACCCCCTGTACCAACAGCCCTTGCTGAATCTACAGAACCTTTACCTTCAGGGTCTCTTCTTGTACCTTCGGTTTCTCTAAATTTCTTTTTTGGAATTGGAACTTCTTTATCTTCACCATCGCCAAATCTTTGATATCTTTGATTTTTTGATTTAGCATCTCTCATAGGTTTTTGAACAGCGGAGCCACCTTTGGTATACTTTCTAGTTTTTTTTGATGTACGACCCTCGTAAGGTTTACGTTTTTTAACTTTTTTAACTACTTTTTTAATTAATGATCCAGCAATTTTTGAAGACATAATACTAGCTCCTTACCTTTCCGTAACCCCGCTGGGCTGCACCACAGCCAATAGGTCCGCCTTTTTTCTTGTATTTAATTTGACCACCGGATTTACGAATTTCAAATCCACCAAGTTCCATAATTTCATCCGGATCAATCATACCACTAAGACCCATCTCATCCGCAATTTGAGAGGCTGGGGGTGCGTACTCGCCAATATCTCTTACCTGTTCTCTGCGTCCTGCTCTTGGACCGCCTACAAGACCTTGAGCAATTCTTCTTCGTCTTTGAGCAGCAGACATTTTAGGTGGTTGAACTTTTGAAATAGCAGGAGAATTAACACCTTCAGCTACCATAAATTTTTCAGCAAGATAATCAGGACCAACCTTTCTTCTTCTAGGACCACCGCTTGCTTCCATATCATCAGCTTTTTGCTGACGCTCTAATTTTCTAATTTCAGAACCTCTTTTACCTGTTGGCATTTCGGTATCTTTTCTTTTAGCAGTTCCACCCTTCTGTTGTTTTTTTGGTCCCGGCTTTCCAGCCTCTTCCCACTTCTTAACAGAAGTAAAACCAGCAGCTTTTGCTTTAGCTTTTATTTCAGGAGAAATAGCCGTACGACCTTTACCTTTTCTACCTCTTTTTTTAGCTTTTTTAACTACACCTTTAGCAAGTGTTCCAAGAGTTTTTGAAGACATAATATTATTCCTTATACTGAATAATCATATTCTTTGTTGTCAATAACAACAGTATCAAAACGAATTGATTCGTTATTGGCGGCTGGACCCTTTCTAGCAGCACCATAACCCTGTCCAGATGGACGAGCTACACAACTCATGCGCTCTTCCTTATATCGGTCAAAGCCCGCTTTATCGTAAGAATATTTCTTGTTATTAATGATTGGCATCTTATCCTCCTAACTACTTCCTTGTATAATTGTATTAGCACTTCCAGCTGGACTTGTATTAAGTTCCATATTATCCTGCCTTGCTCTTCTTGCTTGGTTGCGTAGACCATCAATAGAATTTTTAAGTTCGTTCTGCCACGTAGGTACAGTATTAAAACTTTTATTAAATAAAGACGCCTCAACCATTGAAGCATAGAAAAGAGCATCATAACAAAAGTCTGAGAAATAATTATTTGGTGTAGCTGATGTAAGCGTAACGGGTCTCGCTACGTAAACAACCTCTGTGTCATATGCGGAGGCAGGAGTAGGAGCAATGTAAATTTGCGTATTACTTTTCATTGCATAGTATTTAGGTTCTCCAACTGAAGTAGATACAAAAGGCCAATAGTCATTAATGTATTCTTGACTTCTTTGTAGTAAATTAATTTTAGAACCTGAAACTTTAATACTAATGTTTCGTATAATTCTTGTATCTGAAGCTAAAGAAACTAATGGATTATTAATACTCGTCACTACAGACACAGTTTTATTTAATGCAACATCATCTAATTCTTTAATTAGACGAAACTCAGCCTTATTAATAATTATAGGAATTTGATTTGAAAATTCCTGTGAATCATTTTCAGCTGTATTTTGAATGTCGGATACAAGATCACTATAAGAAGGCATCTATTTATCCATAATAAATATAAAATTTGCCGCCATCACTAGCACCAGCCAGTGAAACTTTACCAATGCATTTTACACCTACATCATTAATGTATACATTGTCCATTACATTTGTGCCAAGTGCAGCATGTTTTATCTTAGGCCCATCTTGATCACCAACAACTAGCTCAGATGCAGCTGAAACGCTAAAGGTATAAACTTGAATACGAGTATCTGCAACTGTTACACTTGTAATAGAATCTACAAATATACCATTCCCACCAGCGCCGCCAGTTACCTGTGCTATTCTAATGTTTGACATTTAAATCTCCCAAAGAAGGAGGAGAGAGGATTTCTCCCCTCTCCTATTTCTATTAGTTACCAGTGTTACCAAAGTAACTTCTCCAGTCAGACCAACCAAAGCTATAACGCTCTCTGGCCTTGAAGCGAAGGTTGCCAGTATCGAAGTCTGGCTCCATCTTTGTCTGGAGGGGCGCTCTAACAAACATCTTTGCACCGTTAGGAACATTCGTGCGAACGAACCAAGCATCGGTATCTGTAAAGCGACGGTTAATGAATGAACCCTTTGGAAGCATTGACATGCTTTGAATAGAGTTCACGTCATTCCAACCTGCTGGGTTGGTTGCAGCCTGTGAACCACCAAGGCTAGCAACTGTGCCAGAAGCAGGAATGAGAGTTGAATTGAGCAGTGAATTTGATGTTGCCCAGTTATCTGGAGCAATATGCAAAGATACTGCTGAACCACCAACAAGAATACCACGATCATCAGTAATCTTTTGAATTGTGGTAAGTGCTGACTCTAGTGAAGCAAACGAAAGGTCAGCAGCAGTAAGTAGGTTTGACTGAGTGCCATCAACGGTTGGGTGGGTAGCACTAAATAGTGGCTTTCCATCTCCGCCATGATAAGCAGCAATGTCAGTGAAACCATTGTTGAAGATGTCCGCAGCCTTTACCTGCTTGGTATTGGCCATTGCTCTTGCAAGTGCCTTTGCCCGTAGCTTGGCAAAAGTATCATACAGATTATCTTCCATTGCCTCTTCAGTTACTGCAAAGGCAAGTGAGATTGTCTCGTTAACATAACGAGCAACATAGCTCTCGCTTGCTTCGTCGTAAGTAACTGCAGCACCTTCACCCTTTACAGGTGCAGTGCCAAAGCCTGTGAATAGAACCTCTTCTTCAAAAGCTCTATCTGAGTTTTCAACCTCAAAGAGAGGCTCATGCTCATTATTAACTTCTCCATATTCTAGTCCAAATACAGCATTTAGACCGGGGAGAAGTTCTTTTGCAATACTAGCTCTATTAATAGCCATGATCAAACCCCCCTATTAAATGCCAGATGGTGCTGATAGAACAGCATCAACATGTTTTACAATACGAACTTCTAGAACAGGGAAGGCTCTTTCAGCAGAGACAGTAATATCATTACCGGGTTCGTCAAGAACACCGATAGCTCTAACTGGAAGAATAGTAGTTGCTCTTGTAGCTGCCTTTACACCAAAACCGGATTGTCCAGTATAGGTGCTTCCTGTACCAAGAGTTAGACCAAAGTTAACAGTATTAATATCACCAGAAGAGCAAGATGCATCAGCTTGGATGTAATAGGTTGACTTTGGATCAGTGTTTACAAATGCTTTAATATCTGTAGCACTAGTATTGGCTGGCCAATATTTGCTGTATGTAGGTACCCCATTTGCCACATAGTGACAGCCCATGAAAACGCCATCGGCGTAATCAGCATCGGCTGAAACTGGCTCTACGTTACCAAGGCTTGTCTTAACAAGATCGCCTGTGAACATATTTCTTGCATCTCCTGATGCAATTGGTAGCTCATCAAAACCTGTGGAGTTAGAACCAGAACCACGTTTACGGGCAGGAAGGAAACCTCTTAGGTTTTTAGTAGTAGACATAATGTCACTCCTTTCTGATTATCCCACCCACACTAACTATTCTTGAAAAGAAGGTCTTCGTCCCCTAGTTACTGTGGATTTACTATTGTTACTAATAGGCATTCTTGAATCTGAAGAGTTTTCCAGTTGTGAATTCACTGCACGCATTAACTGTGCGCTCTTATTTTCATAATGCCGTTTACGGGCTTCCAGCTTGCCGGTTGGCATTTTTGCCAAAGCTAAGTCTCCACGACAGACTGTTCCGCTATATCGCCCATTCTCCTGCACGATAGAAGATAATGCCATTTCTGGAACTTCTTCAGGAGTAACCCATGTCCATCCTTCTGCCATCTTCTTACCAACATTTTGGTAATCATCAATACCCTTTAGATTTATACGAATCCAACGTAAAGACATTCCTTCATTAGTAAATCTATTTTTTACTTGATTAGGAATGTTAAGGGCATCTGGCTCTTCATATGTCCACTCAGTTTCTTCCCTTGTATTAAGTTCTCTAGTATTGGCTGAACGTGCCTCGTTTCTTCGTGTGTTCATGTTTTAACTCCCTCGGCCAAATGTTATATCTGTATAATCACCTTCTGAATTATCAACCTTTAATTTTTCAGCGGCATATACTTCAAGCGGTATGTTCCATTTATTTGCAAGTCGAACATCTTCTTGTGAAAGTTTAATCTTCTTGCTGGAAGTTGCTGGCGACCGGGAAGCTCCAGCAACCACTTGAGCAGCAGGTTTCGTCTGCTGCGAACGATTCTCTTCATTAGCTAATTGATTACCAAACTTATGTGGAAACTCTGTTTTTAGTCTACGATCAATTTCCTCATAAAAATCTTCTTCATTAGGATCGTACCCCATTTGCTTTAACTCTGCATCAATAGCAAGAGCAGAAGCTGTCATGACGCTATCCTTTCCAAACCATTCATTTTCCGCAGCCCATTCTTCAGCCCTTGGATCAGGTCTTTGATTTGTTTGAGCAGGGGGCTGTGTAGCGGCTTTCTTTTTTTCTTCTTCTTTTGCTCTAGTATAATTATCTAAAGCAGCTTTCTGCTTACTTAAATTATCTAAATCTAATTGACTTCTTTGAAGAACTTCAAGTGTTTTAAGAACTTTTTCTCCATCACCAGAATTATAAGCATCTAAGTATGCTGCTTTTGCAAGCGCAACTTTATCATTTAATTGCTGCTCACTCAAGCTTGTAGTTGTTTTTTGAGTGTCAACAAAACTTTGTTCTTGTTGTGATAGTCTTTCCTGTAACTCTTGCTTTTCTCTTAGTAAAGCTTGAATTTGTTCTTCTCGTTCTTTTCTTTGCTTTACTAATTGTCTAATTCTTTTTTGAGCGCCGTTAGTTTCAATACCGTCAAGCTCTTTTATTTCTTCTTTTTGAGTAGCTTCAGGTCTTGTTTCTAACTCTTCTTTAATCGGTAGAGTATCTTCTTCAATCTCGTACTCTACCTTTGCTGGTTCTGTAACGTCAGACCACTCGTCAGTATTATCTTCCATTTAAAATTATTCCTTTCGCTGATTCGACACAGACGTTTTACGAATAACTATATTATACACTATTTTTTGCGTTTACGCAACCCCTAATTTGATAAATTAAATGTAGGGTCTAAATCCTTTGGATTCTCTACTCTTAGCATGACTTGATCGTCATATAAAAGAATAACCTTAACCCCTTTATAAATCATTTTTACACCAGCATGTTTGCCATAACAAACATAATCACCCGGTTTACACCAAGCCCCCGTTGTAAATTTATCTTTGTCTTGATATGCAAGATCACCAACAGCTAAAACTTTTCCTACTGTTGTAAGATATGCCATATCATCTACAGTTGAATCTGGTAATAGAATACCACCCTTTGTAGTTGACTTAATAGATACGGGACGAACTAAAATATTAAAACCGGGAATCTCTGGTAAAGGATTTGGGTCTTTCAAACTATCTTCATTGCCGCTAATCCACTGATCATTTTTAATTGCTTTTTGTAAAGCAGGCTGTCGCATGGTTATTCTCCTTCTTCGTCATGAAATCTTATTTTAATAATATCAGTTAAATCATTTCTTGCCCATGCTAACCCTTGATAGTATCCTACCATTTCCCTATAACTAGCGTAATCTCCTACACCACTTTCTACTAAATTTGTCTTTACATGTTCCATTTGGCTATTTAAAGACATTACAATTTCGTCCCATAAATTCATTACAGCACAACTACTCCCACTACTACTCCAACAGCAACAGCACACAGAACTTTAACCCAAACCCGACATTCTGTTGAACAGCTGCAGCTAGAACAACCAATTGTAGATTTACATTTATCTACCATAGCTTTTAGTTTTTCTTTCATATTACTCTCCTGTTAATTCAATAAATTTTGATAAGGCATCTAAGCTAAGTCGTGCATCACTTTCTTCCGACTTTATAGCTGCTTGTACTACTTTTACTAATGTTTTTAATCCTTCAATATTTTCTGTAGACTCCCTATCTTCAGATATTTGTGTAAGTTTACCAAGAAGGTCCATTGCTTTTAGCTGTTGAGCATTTTTTAGTTTAGCATCTTCAGTTGCAGCACCGACAAGAGTATCCACAGCTTTCATGGCTTGTTTATTAATTCTGTCTTTTTCTTTTTCTTCAGATTTAATTAACTGCTGCTGTCCATCTTGAATTGCTTTAAGAGCAACTTCTGTTTCTTCAATATCAAGTTCTCTATTTTTAAGAGAAGCATCTGAAGCATTCTTCATAGTATCAAGCTGAAGTTTTTGTTGCTCAAGTTGTAACCTAGCTTTTTCTAGTTCAACCATTTGCTCTTCAGGACTTTGTTGCTTACCCATAGCCATATTTGCATTTTGAACTTGCGAAGCAGCTTGAGCCATAGCAACTTCCATTATGTTTGGCATTTGCTGCTGCTCTTCTGGCAGATTACTAACAATCTGTTTAGCAACTCCACCAACCTGTTCTTGGTACTTCATAATAATATGTTCTTGAATATTTGATTGAAGCACAGGAACCACTCTTTGCATTGCAGGGTTCTGTCCATTCATTGGGTCCTGCAAGAAAGCCATCTTTACCTGAACGTGTGCATCATGGTTTTGACCGGGGAATGCCGCAATAGATAATCCTCTTGTAGCTGCTGCAATATCAGATAAAGGATCAAGAGGTTTAGGTTCTTTCTTTGGAGGTAGAATTTCATCTAGATTCGGCATATTTGCAGCATCAAGAATTGTTCTATTTAAGGCTTCAAGATTGAACATGCCGGGAGGAGATTGCTGGGCTAATTGTAGTGCCATCTGTGCCAACATCATCCGGTGAGCATTTGATGGAATATTTGGATCACTAACAGGAATAACATCTACTCTACCATCAAAATCTCTTTTAAGTACTTTTTGGGAAACACCCGGTACATCAAAAGGATATTCATTTGGTAAATAGTCGTAGTTTATTTTTGCTAGAATCTTAAACTCATCTTTCTGAGACTTGTGAAGTCTTTTGTGAATAGCACTAAAGAATTTACTAGACGCTTCAAGAAGAGCCATCGTTGTTCCCACAGGCCCATATGAAGAAGCGTCTGATACAACCTGTTCGGTACTATCAGCAAACTTCTGTCCTGTAGCAGTAATAAAGTTAAGCATCTGGAACAGAGTCGAGGAAGGCTCCTTATATGGCAAAGGAACAATAGACTTAGAAAGGTCCATACCAGTTGCTTCAACTTCTTTGAACTCACCCGGTGCAATTGGATCATTATCACCAACAATCCTCACACCCTTTGCTTTGAATCCTCCCGGCAAGTTCGAGAACTGACCAGCATCAACCAAGGCTCTCATAGCTGCAGTTGCAGTCATTGTAAGATTGCCAAGGAAATGTATCAGTCCTAACCCATAGAAACCAAAGCCCGGTACAAAACGATAATGCACAAAGTGCATAATCTTTTCTCTTGTAGGATCATCAGGTCGATAGTTTCTACGAATACTTAAAACTTTACGAGATTGCTCTTCAATTGTTACAATATATGGAAGAGCAATACCATCAGAATATTCTGGGTCTTCTTCAAGTTCCAAATAACAATGTTGCTCAAGGAGAACATACTGAGGATCATCCTCTCCTGTTTGAGCCATACCCATAACAGTATCAATCTTAGATGAAATTGGAGTGGGGCTTGGAACATAAGCATCTGGAAGATCAATATCCAAATACATACCAGAACGAATTTCTCTCATTAAATCATGAGGACTACGATAAATAATATGTGTGTACCTATCTGCTTTTCTTAAATCACTTGCATAATAAGACACATAAAACTGATCAATAGGAACAAACTCTGATACAGGACGTTCAAGAGATGCATCATAGTAAACTTTTTTAAATGCTGACCCAATTAATGGTAGGTGGAACAACATCCGCTCGAACTCGTCAAAGTATTCAGGCATCTGCTCTGTAAGCTGATAGTTCATAAATTCCTGAACTCTTTGAGACTGCTGATCCTTTTGGTAATTGGTTGTACCAAGAACCTGCGCCTTTACTGGACCTGCCGGTGGAAATAATTCTCCGATAGCCTTTGATTGAAATTTTACAGCTGACTCAATAAGTAAAGGATGGACAGCAGTACAAGCACCCTCAAAAGGTTCTGAAGTATCTTCAAGCTTCAATCCAAGAAGATCAAAGCCCCTTTCAAACATAGACTCCCATTCTGCTCTTGAATTTAAATCAGCATCATATCTATCGTAAACACCTTCAGCAATATAGATCAAACTTTGATCATCCATATCTTCAGCCAAGTTTTCAAACCATTCTCTAATATCTGGCTTTTCTTCATACTCAAATTCATTTTCAAAACTAACGACAACGCCACCATCTTCTTCAATATCAAAGGATACGGATTCACCAATTTCAATACTAGCCCCCTGCTCTGGTATCTGAATAATTTCAGCAGAGGGGATTTTATCGTATGGGTTTCTTTCAGTTGCCATTTTTATAAGTATCCTTAAATTTTAAATGAATGTATTCCATTACAGCTTTTTGGTAATCTTTCCAACTTTCGTAATCTTCTTCTTTTGGACGAACCAAATCATAATTAATATTTTTTTCGTATGTCCACATCACATTATTATATCACGAAAAATCTCTTTATGCAACCCTTATCTTGAAATAAATACATAATCGGCTACAGTCGTACCCATTAACTCCATATTTAATTCATTCTCAATAAAAGAAATTATTTTTTCTGGGGTAGTGCCAAACCGTTCACATGTATTCTTAATCTCAATATTCATTACCGGCTTTGTGCGTTTGATGGTTTCTACCGCACCTTCCAAGAACTGTAACTCAAATCCTTCAATATCTACTTTTAAATAATCAATTTGTGAAAAATTAAATGAATCTAATGTTTTAATATGAGCGGCATAATCTCCACCATCATCTTCCACAATAGAAGCAGTACCACTGTTCCCTTGGTCTGCATAAGACAACTGAACTACACCTTCTGCATTTCCTAATGCACAGCTATGTATTTCATATTTATCTTTAGAAAACTTCTCAAGATTTTTTTGTAGACAAACTCGGTGTTCAAGAATAGGTTCAAAACAAATTACTTTATCAAACTTTTGAACAAGATCAACCGCCCATGTTCCTACATGCGCCCCGACATCCATAGCCACACCAAAGTTATTAACAAAACTTAAACTGTTAGTTCTGTGGGGTTCTTGATATTCCCCACCTTTAAAATGATTATCAACCAAAGGAAAATAAAAATTATTTCTTTTTTCAATTACAACCTTTAACATACTATATTAAGTCCTCCAATATCCTATTCGTTTTTGTCTACGGTGATTTACGTCGTCTTCCCAGTTTGGATCATCAGGATGTCCCAATCGCCAAGACTCCTTCATATAATGCACAGCCATTACAAGAGCATCCACTTGGTCATCATGACGCCCATGCGGAAAAGTAATTAGCTCTTCTAATAAATCATCTGCCCATCTTTTGTTTGATGGTATCCAAACTCTACCAGCTTCTAACATTGGGCTTGCAGCATATACTCTTGATACCTTATCCTTATCAGGAGTATACTCTAATACGGGCAAACCACTACGTCTTAAATCCTGTATCAATGATTGGCCACTAGCTTTCTTTTCAATAATACATACGTCTGGCCTATACTGATTATATAGTTCCTGCGATACTCTTCTCAAGTCTGGATATTCAAATTTTCCTCTGGTACTTCCTAACAAAATAAGATTGCTACCCCACAATTCTCTTCCATCATAATCCTCTTCAGGCATATCAAATATTCCCCACGTCTGGATTACGGTAAAGTCCGCAGTTGTCTTTGTGGAAAAAGCTGTATCAAAAGTTTGTATTACAAAATCACAAGAAGGAGGGTCACCATACTCCCAGCGTTCAACCCATCTCTTCTTAATAATCCCACCCTCTTCTGGTGTAGGATTCTGCATGTATAATGATTCCCAATACCTTGAACCATTACTTGCAATAATCTCTTCTTCATCTACTCGTAATACTTCGTCTGGCTTCCATTCAGGAAAGTAAGAACTACCCACAGGTAAATCTAATAACTCAGAAGCTTCTTCGTCAA